ATCCTTCATGTGATTATTTATATTGGTAAGTACAGGACGTTTCTTTCTAGAGTATTTCTCAGACATTGCCTCCTTTACTTCATACCAGTAGCGAAACTTTATTCCAGTGATATTAAGCTTTGAACGACCCACGTAACCTTGATGGATTCCTCTGTGTTTTCCTTCTACAAATATATGGTACACGGTATAAATTCCTTTGTCTTTTCCAACTGGTTTTGATAGATATTTAGTGTAAACTTTATTCATATTAGTTGTCATTGAGTCCAGCATATTATTCTCCAAACCATTTCTTCATGAAGTTGCGTAAGTCTTTCTCATTTCCCAAAGGGGTTACGGTATTATGATATACCCCTTCCGGGCCACATATAGCTACTTCAGGCTTTCCATTGATAGATACAATCGAAAGATCTTCTGCGCTATTAATCGGTATTAAGACTTGTTGATGATTAAACAATTATTCTCTCCTCTGTTACAGTTACTTTGTATAACTCTGCGCAGTCGTCATCTAAAGAGCGTAGTACGTATTCTTTACAGTCTTCAAAACGGCCCTCGTGGTAGAGTTGACCATCTAAATAGACTTGATAATACTCTTCACGAACTTCAGTAGTCATTATGCTACCCCTCTCTCTGCGTTTTACTTACATCTTCATACTTGTTAAACAACTGCTCAAACTTCCACTCGTATAGCTGTTGCATACCCATCAAGGTGTTCATCATTTCATCATGCGTAGGCTCATGTTCACCATCACCGATCTGTTTGAACAATGTCTCAAGGTCATTACATACACGCCAACAGTCCAGTATCATTGGCTCTAAGTCATATAGTTTACTCATCATTTTCCTCCTTGTTATGCTTACGTAATCGTTTATTGTAAGCACGTTTGATCTTTTTTAATTGACCTGCTTTCCATAGGTAAAACTTACGTGCCTTAGTGAGAGCATCATACTCATCACCGCCCTTCATTGGTATACGTTTAGTCACCATTATCCTCCCAGTGTAGGCCGGTTTTAATTAACGACACAAAGCCCACGTTAAATATGGCTGCAAATGTCTCTGGGTCACACTCTACCTGCAACGTAGCACTGCCATCCTCATGCTCAGTTATTTCAGTTACCTTTACTTCAGTCATCAATTTTTACTCCAATACATTCTATTGTTTCATTTTTATCGTTGACCATCACTGAGGCATCTCTTAGGCCAACCTTGCATAATGTTTCATTGTCGTATGTACCAAGGTGATAGTATCTAACCCCGTTTTCTGGTACAACAACAAACCAAATCAATATCCATACTACATTCATTATGTGTATTCCTTTCCATCTTCAAAGGCTTTTACTACTTTAGTTTCTACAATACGCACACTCATATTTGTATCCTTGTACCTATTATACCATTTAGATGCTTCTGTTAAGTCTCCAAGGCTATCAATAGTCTCCCACCACCATACTCCATCCTGCCCTTCAAGGAAAACGTGTATCTCATACATTCTTGGACTAAAACCCATTAGATCTCTCCTTTTGCACAGATCGAATCAAATACCGCAATACGATCATCTCTGTTGGCTAGTTTAAGCTTAACGCAGAGATCGTTAGCTTTTACCATCATACGGAAATGTTTAGCGTTTGATACGACAACAAGGTTATAACAGCCTAAGCGGAAAGTCTGAAACTCCACCTGTTGTGGGTTGGCTAAATACTGTTCTTCCGTTCCTGTGTATTCCCAGTCTCGTGTTAATAGATAAGGGAATGCTTTTCCTAAGTCTGGTGCAAGAGCAAGATAATCTAAGTCTTTACCTCGCCCCATAACAGTAGCACTACCAAACCGAACAGTATGGAGGAAGATAGATTCAGGGAAGAACATATCGCCCTCTTCCTCATAGGAATACGTGCGCTTTCCACTGTTAAGGCTTTCTGCGAGGATGTCTCCGAGTGTTTTTCTGGTCATATTTATTACTCCGAATAATCAATGCAAGCTTCAAGAGCTTCATCTAGACTGTTGTGAACTTCTGTTGCCATAGCTGTCATAAACGGGTTGATACGATCATGTTTATTTTTAAACATAATAATTGTCTTGTTCTTCATGTGGCTAAACATGACTTCACAAGCTGTACCTTGACCCTTGGCCTTTGGATGATTACGCATATCAACTAATAAGATCTCACATCGTGCGATATCTCGAAGATCTTGCTTAAATATACGCTTGGCGATATTGCTCTCTAAACCTCTATCATCTAAGAGTTGTTCGTGGAAAGAAATCCTACGAGAAGGATCTAGAAATTCAATATCATGATCTGTTAGAACTGTTCCTGCATATTTTCTCCATTCTTTCATTTCTTTACCTGAGAAACCAGCCATCGGGCCAGCTAGATATACACCTTTAAGTAGTTTCATAGTAATAGTTCTCCATTTGGTAAAAAAGGCCACCCCCGTAGGGATGACCGATTATTTCGATTCTTATTTTTAGAAGTCAAGATCGTCTTCAACACTTGTCAGCATATCATCGTCTACTTCTTGATTATCTGAAACTTTGTTAACTTTAAAGTCTGTAATTTCAAAGCCACCTTGATTAGGCCGAGGGGTATATTCATTAAGAGTTGTAATCTGTACCCCCATCAACATAGATGCAATGCCTGTTGAGCCGTTGACGTTATAGTCGTACTGATAGACGCTCAAGTTACCTACAGAACCATTACCAATTGTCTTAGGGTCAACAGGTGATAAGTCACCAGCAACAACATTAACAGGTGCCATAGGAGAACCGTCACGCTTCATAGATTTCTTCTTTAGGTTAGCAGCGTAGTATAGGCCCTCATCGTCCTCTTTAGGCTGAACACGCAGGTTCATTTCTTTCCAGCCTTTAGCAACTTTTTTGTCACGGGTACGAATTTGAACTTCCCATGTTGGGTTCTCCTTGTTGAAAGAAGCGTTAGGGCGTGCTGGGTCCAACTTAGCAAAGAAGAGTTCAGCATTAGGGATAATTTGTGTTTGATTAGCCATTTGGATTTCCTTATCTGATATATCCGGGATATTTGTTATTAGACTTATTAGTCATTATTTGCGGGTATTTTTACCCATATTTTATTAGCAGAAGTTCCAGAACTTGTCCATATCTTCTACATAAAGCTCCGCATGAAAGGGGACTCCATTAGGGTCTACAGTAACTTCGTAATACTCTACAGCGTCAGGTTCTTCAAGGAGGCCGATAGCCTCAATACGAACTTCATTTACTTCACCTTCAAAGTATACTTCTAGGCTGTCTCCAATTTTAGGCAAATGCATAGTCAGACTCCATTATTGATGAAATTTTAAGGTTTCCCTTTTTAGGGATTAAGTTTAGTGCATCCATCTGGGCAAAGATATGCTCAAGCGGTTCTCTTTCATACAGGTCGATAAACAGGCGTCTTACATCTATGAAGGCCTCATCCATATTACCTGCGTGACACCCGAAGGAGTCATGGACTACAGTTACAGGGTACTCCGTCTCTTTAACATACATAGCTACATGAACAGCGTCTACACTGTGTACGATGTTAGGCGCTAATGATTGTTTTTGCTTTTTGTTGTTAAGCTCCTTTTCTTTTCGGATATGGATGCTAATACGATACATATCTTCCCCGTGCTGTAACTCTATTTGTTTTAGCTTAGTTGCAGTGTAGGGCTGAACAACTTTAAATCCAGTAACAATCTGGTTATAGGCAACATGCCTATTCTTTTCGTTTTCCTGAGCACCTAACGTTTCAAACATAAGAAGCAAATTAGCTGGTCCTCTTAGTTTAGCATAGCAAGTATCGTAGATTAGACCGCCTAGGTAGGACGACCAAGCTTTGTCTTTGTCACGAAGATACTCAGAAAGATCATAAGTATCTTCCTCTACCATAGTCTTCATGCCCTGCTTAGTACCGCCGTAGCCTAATACCATAACTGGGCGTTTTACTGTCTTTCGCCATATCTTTTTATCCTCGATGGCGTTCCAGAAAGCGGGACCAAGTTTACCCTTGATTTCCCATAGATGGTTTCGGCCTTCGTTAAATCGAGCCATTGCATCCTTATATAGTTGGCTCTTAGGGTTTTTGCTATACTTATTAATATCCGCCTTGAAGTCCTTGATTTTAGTAAACACCTCAACAAAGCGGTTATTTACTTCATCACCTGCAGCTAAGAAGTCTTTGCGAACTTGTTCTTGGCTATGCTCTGCGATAAACATATATACATCCCCAGGGACTTCTTGAGGGACAAGATTTACTAGTGGAGCAACAGTCTCATCCTTAGACATGGCGGTTAAATGCTGAACACCGTTATTTGAGCCATCAATATAGATGGGAAGGCAAGAGGGGAAGTCTTCAGGATCTCTGTGAACACCCCACTCTGCTAAGTCATTTAACTCCTTACAACAAGCAAGGAAACAAAATGGCTTGTCAGCGTCCATCCACCCTGTGTTTTTCATAGGATTCCCTACATAAGAGCAGATATCAAAGAAGTTATCTTGGACCCACTGAGCACGATCATCTAAAGAGACCTTATCATTGCCCCACATATTAGCTGTGTGTACAGATAACCAATAGAACCCCATTTTACCTAGAGGTACGGGGGTGTCGAGCAATAGAAGCCCCTTGGCATTGTCAGAGGATTGCTCATGTAGAAACGCAGTATTAGGGTATATGCGACCACGAAAATCAACATTATACAGATGGTAAAAAGCATTGTCAATATTCCTTTCTGCTAGTCTCTCGATAGCTCTCATTTCAACTTCCAAAGAAGCCCTTTTAATAGGGTCAACTTCTTTCATTGCTTTGAAGGGTGTTTTGTCCTTACTGTACTTGGCAGCTTGGAATGTCTTAAAGACAAACTTGTTTATGCGCCACCCCGTGGAAGATAGCTTGTTTAGGACATCTAGCAGATAATCCATATTACCTTCTTTTACAGCCGATATTGCGTCTTCATGGGGCCTCTTTTTAATTAGAGGAAACCCTGTTTCATGATAGTATTCTCCAGAGACCCACTCTGCAGGTTTATGGGCGGTTGGAAATAACTCAACAGACTCTGTATCTACCAAGTCCATGATAGAGTTTAGAGCCTCTGAGTCTTTTACTGTGATGTGATATGAGGAGTGTTTCTTTCGGCGTCCATTAGACATACCTCTCTTCTTTTGTATTGAGAGGATTCCTATATCTAGGTAGGCTTTGAAAACTTCCCAGCCAAGATGGGCTTCCTCAATTTCGTCAACCCTTAGTCGGAATCGACGATTTAAAGAGCCGCCTATGCTGGCAATCATGTTAGCCAGCTCACTTTTTATTTCAATGTGAGAAAGTATTTGACCATAGGTACACTCAATTATTTCTCTAGGTTCTTTGTCATGTAGTCTCCAAGCTTTCTTTCTTGTATCAGGTTTATCTCCTTTTATATTCATTAAGAACTTTTGTTGTGCACTGACTTGTTCTATCAGAAGTTCCATTGGATTCATTCGTTATTCCTTCTTTTACGGACTGGGAGCAAATAGCTCTCCGTTATTTAGGACAGTATAACTCTTCTTACTTGCCTCTGTTAAATACTACATAGGTCAAGATCACAAGGATAACAAAAAGAGTCATGTAAAGGCTTTCGAAAAAAAAATAAGTTGTTAAAAAGCCCCCTCCACCCGCCAGGGCAGAGAGGGAAGTAAGGGAGGGAAACCGTGTCTAGTTAGTTTTATTTAGTCTTAGCAAAACCCTTACGGGCAACCAAGCCAGCAAGGTAACGCCCCCGAGGGGTTTTTGTTGAATAGTTGATTACTTTTCCTGAACCATCCAACCAAGTTTCACGAACTGATTTACCGCCTACTGTGTAAGAAAAGGCTGCGGAAGTTGTTGCGTGTGTAAGAATAGTAGTCATATGATAGTCTCCAATATTGGGGTTAAAGAGCATAATGCTCATTGATGCAGCCCCTTAAGGCTACACTCTAAAACATTATTACTGGCTTGTTTGTTCGACCTCTTCTATATATTCTTCATAGTCAAGGTCAAGTACTGATTCGTAGGTATGACTCCACTTTTCGTCAATTGCCTTTACAAGTTCTTTAAAAGAAATTTCTTTCATGAACTCAGGGGATTTGCGGTATTCAGAATTAGTCATGGTTAGTCCTTTCGGTTTCTTCATTATAGAGGGTGAAAAACCCCCACTATTTGTGGGGAGTCTCATTAGTGTAGAATATGTGGTTGCCAATCTGACCATCAAACTTGTAATGAGATTTCCAAAATGGCGAGACTTCCACAGAGTGGTAGTGTGTTGATGAGAGCCCCATTAGATTAGTAGACCCATCTAAGATGCTAACTGATAGCTCTTTGATACGATTCCAGGCCTTACGGTCTAGATAGGACATCCGAGAGGGATTGTCATGTTTCCCATCGTGAGTCCATGAGAATTGTTTTCCCTCCCAGACCACATCACAGACGTTATCCGGGTAACGCTTGTCTTTTACACGGTTTAAAGTGACTTCTGCCACTGCAAGTTGACCAGTTATATTTTCATGTCGTGCCTCAAAAAAGATATTTAAGGCTAAGCATGTTGCTGCTGCTGTCATAATCATAGTCTGTTTTCCTCTATTTCAGTATACCACCATTCGTGTAGTAAGTCATCAACTTCTTCTAGTTGTTTACCTTGGGGAGTCCATTGATTACCATCCCAATCAGTGATATTGATAATAGCAAATTCTGGACCTTCTACAACTTCTATTTCGGCAGGTTCATTCCATGTACCACGATGCCGAATTACAACACCGTAGTCAGTCATTTCAGCGTTAAGTGTACAATCAAGACCATCAATGAAAAGTTCAAGTTCTACTTTCATTCTTTTGCTCCTTATGCAGCAATGACCTTAGACTCTTCAACAAAGCAAGATACTCTGTTTTCAAAGTAATCACGAGGTAATACCCACTCTGAAAAAGTTCCATGAGCAGCATCTCCCTCGCACACACCCTTATAGTGTTGGAAGTGGGGTGGCAAGTCATCCATTATGATTTCTACTACAGCACCTTTAGAGTACTTAGCAGCGTTTTTAAAAGAGTCAGTCCAGTGAGTAACATTCCGGGTCTGAATATCTTTTACAAGTTCGTGCGCTTCACGTTGGCAGGTGCCACGATAAAATTTAAACATGATGGTCTCCTTTAAAAGGCTGAGGTTGAGTAGTAAAACAGTATTGCGCCAGTGATAATTGATAGTATATAGCCCAAGATAGTAGCTGTGACGAGTACGGTAAAAATAGTCGAGATAGCCTGTTTCATTGTGTTATCCTTCATTTCCGAGATAGTTTGTTAAGTGTCACTGGAATCCATAAGATATCCAGAATGAATATTCCGATTAGTGTTGGAACATCGAATTGATGACCATAGTAAATCATGCCAATCATGCAAGGTATTGCGATAAGCGGCATTGGTTGTATAAGTAGGTAACTCTTCGTTATGCTGTAGAACATAGCTGCAAGAAGAAGTCTTAGTGAAAGCCCTACAAATATTACAGATATAAATTCAAGCATAGCTCAGTCTCCATTTGGTTTCTTCATTATAGAGGGTAGAAAACCCCCACTTTTTTAGCCCTTGTTTTGGTAAAAAAGGCCACCCCCGAAGGGATGACCATTTGAGTTATCGTCTATAATTAGACTCTTTGTTTTGTGAGTTAACACCACTAGTAATTTGAGGTATCATCTTGACAATCTCTCTACGAGTCTGTCTTGATACATCGCCTTGGACGTTGATGTTAAAGGATTGTGTATTAGAGCCTTTGTTGCTTTCCATGTTTCGAACATCATTCCTGGAAAGAATAACCTCACCCGGCATAGCTAAGATAGGGACAGAGTCTTTACCTGCTTGAGAAAACGGTGTGCTAGGCACAACGCCACCTTGAGAAAACCCTGGGATTCCAAGCCAACCAAGGCCTGATTTTAACAGGCTCCCGATGCCTCCGCCAAAGCCACCGCCCGTGCCGCCGCTTCCGAATGCATCAAAGATCTTTTCAAAATCAAAGCCTGATGTAAGACTATCTACGAAATTAGAGGCAAAGTTATCAATTATCTTAGAAGTGAAAGTATCAAGAATACCATTAAGAGCACCTTTAAAATCGCCTGTTTTAAGAGCATAGGAAAGCCCCGATGCAAGTTCATTTTTGAATTCTTCGGTAAAGTCTTTTATCGCCTCTTGACGCTTTTTATTAGCTGCTGCATTACTAACAACTGCCTTTGCGCCCTCGCCTCCCTCTTCAAGGGCAGCAACTTGCTCGGCGGTTATTTCATAAAGATCTTGCAATGCTTTTCTAAGTTTTACAGCCTCTTCAGCACCAACAGCATCACGACGCCCTTCCGCTTGCCTTATTTGTGCAAGAACTCTTCGGATAGTAGCGGAAGTAGAACTTTCAGTTTCAACACCTAAAATAGAAGCGGCTGACTTAGTATCCCCGCCCGGTGCCCGGAAAATAGGGGCAATCCCTGCGTTAATACTGGCCATAAAGCCTGGACCGAATTTACGGACAGCCGAGGCTTGCATTACATATTCGCCATTAGAAAGCATTGCTGGGATGTCGTCAGATGTCGAAGTCCCAGGTCCACTGACTGAGCCGCCAGAGTTAAAATACTGCGGATCAGCAGAAGCCATTACTCCTGACGAAGGGAACCCTTCTTGTTTTGAATCCGCAAATAAACCATTAATCATGCCTGTCAGAGTATAGATTGACCCCCCGACAACAGAACCGATAGCTCCTTGAACAGCAGCGCCAATAACGCCGCCCATAGCAATTGTTTTAGCAATTGTACCTACGCTACTTAAGGCTCCAAGCCCTGCACCCCTTAGATCACCCTTGGCTAAACTGCTTAGAGTTTTTCCAAGACCTTTTATAACTTTAAATCCAGATCCAAGTATGGCGGAAGAAACTCCTGCTACACCACCATAAAGGGCCCCTCTAGGAAATTCAGGAAGTCCATCTTGGTAGAATGAGTCCCTAAGAGCACCCCTTTGTTTGTCTTCACTTTGGCTCATAAGGAAAGCATCAACTGCTCTAATCTTTGGCTTCCATTTCTTTACTTGAGAATCGCCAAGAAACCCCATGACGCCCGAGGCTAATTTTAAGGAGTCGGCAGCAAACGGCAAAACATCTGAAAGAGTTTCGGGAAGATAAGGGAGTTCAAGACCCATTCGTGAAAGTACAGCATCAACAAGCCCGACTAGCCCACCTTGATTTTCATACGCAAAACTTCCGCTTGAAAGAGCCGCCCTTGATGCAACATAATCGACAACACCATTTGGATTAACAAGTACGTTAGCACCAGTTATTGACTCTAGTTCAGCAACAGTATTAGGAGCAGTCATAGGCTCGTTCATAATACTAGCTAGTTCTGGAAGTAAAGTGTTTACTTGCTTAGTTACGTTTTCATCACTCGTGCCAGTTAGCTCTGCAAGAACATTTGCAAAAGTTTTCCCCTCTAGATAAGCGCCGATTCCCGTACCAGCGCTCGTTGCTAGCTGAGCCAAATCCCCGATACTTCCGCCACCGTTTCGGAACTGAGGTACCTTGCCAGAATTAACAGCATCCATAAAATCAGGGCCAAACTTCTGTACAGCAGATTGCTGCATTACATATTCACCATTAGACAACATCGCTGGGATGTCATCAGAGGTTCCTGTGCCAGCCCCACTTACTCTACCCCCTGTAGAGAACGCAGAGCTAGAATAGTTATCCATAACAGATTTGGTGTTACTAAAGGAGAAGTTAAAGCCAGTAGCATCCTTGACAACCCGTCCTAACCTTTCAAACGCAGACGCTAACTTTTCAATTGCTGTAGAGCCTTGGTCTAGCGAGGTAAGTTGTTCAGGAGTAATAATAGGAGACTCAGAGATTTTAGTCAAGGTCTCCGCAAGGATATCCCCAGCATTAGCCGCACCAGCATCTAGTAATGAGTTGCGGATAGTGTCTAAATCTACCTTACTTTCGGCTGAGAGAGCAAGATCTGGGGCAATATCGATAGGTTTCTTAAACAGTGTACCCTTTGTAAGAAGCTCACTTAAGTCCAGATAGCCCATTTCGGCCATATTTTTAACTTCATCTTCATCAAACTTGAAGCCTGGGAAGTTTAGGCGCAATGCCTCAGTAAGCTCAGCTGGATCTTCAAAGATTCCACGTTTCTTAAGAGTATCATTGAGCTTTTCTTCGTATTCAGTAACAAAATCGTTTGCAAAGGTTGCATCGATAAGGTCAGCACCTACAAGCCCTCTCTTAATGTTATCTTCGGCGATATTATTGATATCTTCGATAAACCTATTTAAAGGTGCTTGTAATTGAGCAGTCGCTCTCCCTAGTGACGCCCTGTCTAAAGCAGTAGACACCCCAAGGCTTAAGTTAATAGATGCGTTTTTATTTATTTCTCTGTCGTTAAAATAAGTAACACCTTTAACAACAGCAAGACCAATCGCAGCACCTACGGCTGCAATAATAGCAAACGGTGCAGCAGCAATACCTGCGGCAATAGCGCCGCTAATTATCCCACCAACAGAGGTAGCAGAGGCAAGTAATACTGCTGAAGTACCAACTCTTGCAACTAAGGCAGCGACAGAATCATAAAGCGCATAAGAAAGGATACCAGTGCCAATTGAGGTAGCAATAGTTACGCCAATACCTTCTGTTGAAGTCTGGTCGATATCTAAGAGTTCATTAATTTGATAACCGAGGATACCTCCTGCGATCAATCCAAAAGCCCCTTTGCGAATACCCTGTCCTATGTTAAGACCAAGGTTTTCTAGTGCGGTTTGCATCCGCTTTCGCCCTTTGACCATATCCGCTGCGTCTGTGATACCAATTACAAAACCATCTGCTAAGTATCCCGCCCAACGGGCTCCGAACATAACCGAAGAAATCTTGAGTGCTATGTTTCCTAAACTTGTTACTAACCCCGGGGCGAGTATAAAGGCACCTGTGGCAATTACTAGAGCCGTAGTTAGTTTTTGAACTACATCATTCTCAAACTCTGGCCCAAATAGACCTTCTAGGAAACCATCCGCAACTGTAGACGCAAGGTTTTTAAGCCCGTCTAAAATATCTGCTACAACATCATCCCCATCGTCTGAAAATACGTCTTTAATAGCTTTACCAAAACCCGTTGCTACCTTTTTAGCAGCATCTAAGAATTCTTGGTTATTTCCAAGAGTGCCAGCACTAACTAAAAGGGCTGTTGCCAAGGCAGGTCCAAGAACAATTCCTCTAAGCTTTTGGCTTAAGGCAAAAGCAATACTAGCCGAAACTGCCGCCGCAAGCTGATCACTATTTTCGTCAAAATAATTTGTAATATTTTCAGAAACTTTATTAAAGTTTTCTTTAATGCTAGTAGCTAATACGGTAATACCAATTACTAACGGAGTATTTTTAAGTACTTCAACAAAAGAATCAAAATAACCCTGGGCCTTATCTAAACCAGAACGGAAGCTTTTTATCCAAGCAGCCTCTACCTGAACAAACTCCCCGCCGCTTTGCCCAAGCCCTTCAACAAACACTTCCTCTAGAAAGATACTATCCGCTAGGCTATTATATTGCTCTTTAATACGCCGGATAGCAAGGCCAAAGTTTGTTTCAACCATTTGTAAACCACTGGGGGTTTCTATCTCCTTTGTAGAGAGATATTGAATTAGCTCGTCATAAGATGTTCTAAGACTATTCCACACATTCTCTGTTTGCTCCGAGATAGTTACGGTAATCCCCTTGGTCTCGATAGAGTTCTTAAGCTCTGCCCACTTTTCAGTAGCACCTATATTAATCGCCTTAAATCTATCAATTATAGAGTTTTTAAAGGCGGTTAAAGCATTAAGAGCCTTTTTGAGCCACTTCCACATAAAAGCAGTGTTACCAATAGCAGGAGACCCCGGCTCTTCGTGACTGGGGTCAAAGAGACCTGTCCAAAGAGATGTTGTAAGAATTCTTTTTAAGATTGCACTAAATATTTCAATTACATTATCTTTGAAATTTGTTAAGGCTCTCAAGGCAGCTTCTATGCCCGGAAACTTGTCTTTTATAAGGTCTACTTTTTCTGTAGTGAAATTCAATACAACTGTAAACTTCTCTTTCATAGAGGCTTTTACATTACTAATAGATTCTGCAACACCATCGACAAAACCTTTTGCGTCAAAGTCTCCAGAAAATAAATCTGCAAAGAATGATTTAAAGTCTGCTGCAAAGAATCTTAAGTCAGATTTAAGAATCATTAATTCTAGGCCAGCAAGTTGAATATAGCGTCTAAAGTTTTGAGCAAAGAATCTAGCGGCATCTGCCCCAATCTTTAGACCTACTTTAATATCGTCTGAAAAACCAGTGACATCATCAAATACAGCAACTGCTCGTTTTAGCTCATTGGCAAAAATTACTGCAAACTGCCCGGTTGTAAATTCAAGTGTTTGAAACTCAGAATCAATATCTTTAGCGCCTTTTAAAATAGCGCTGTATACCGCCTCAGCAGTAACTTTACCTGCCATAGCTTCTTCACGAAGTTTCCCAAAAGGAATACCCATACCATCAGCAATGGCTTGAGCTAGCCTTGGCATTTGTTCAAGAACAGAGTTAAGTTCTTGACCACGGAGCTGTCCAGAGGCCAGACCCTGACCTAACTGGATGATGGCAGCCTTTGCCGACTGAGCTCCAGACCCAGAAATAGCAGCTGCTTGTTGTACTGCCTCCGTAACTAACAAAAGTTCTTTTACTGGTTTTCTAGAGTCTTTTAGAGCTAACCCAAAACGGTTAAATGTTTCTGCAACAGCATCTACATCAGAACCTGACCTTGCAGCCACGTTAAATAACTCGTTTAGCGTAGCGGTAGTTTGTCTTGCTGTTTTCGTAACAAGCCGTGTCCGGTTCTCTAGCATAGTCATAGAGTCGGCAGCTCGGCTAACCCCTTTTGTAAAGGCACTAGCACCAAAAGCCGCAGTAATACCAATGGCAAGCCTACGGAAGGTATCTGTTGCTTTTCTTGCTTGTTGGTCTAGGTTGCCCATAGACTTATTAATTTTAGATATTTCGTTTTGTGCTTGACGGGCATCAGCACGGATCTTAATATTTACACCACTCATTCGTGTGCCTCCTAATAATAAAAAAGCCCCTGAAGGTAAGAATCCGTATTTCGGAAACACCATCAAGGGCTATTATAATTTAGTATGCTAGGGGGTTAGAATACCAATAGTTAGTAGTACTTGTTCAATAAAGTACTTAGGGGCTTGCTTTGAATGCCCGTTATTTAGAGCACTAATATGCTCAACTTGATTTAATATAGTACCCCCAAGGAATCTTCCTCGAGAGTCTTTGATGACATTTGAACGCCACCCCGCTCTTGCCTCTCCTGTGTCAACAGGTGTTACAATCTTTAATTGTGTTTCGGCATAAGCTATTTGTTCTTCTATTTCTGCGCCAGCAAGTTGGAGCACTTCATTTTCTATTCGCTCCATCTCCTGTCTGAAATCTATTACTTCCAAAGAGATGTTTGTCATTTACTTGTCCAAAATGGTGTCCAACTTTCTTCATCCCCGTTTTTAGCTTTAAGCATCATATCAAGGAATTTGCCCTTTGGTAGAGCTTTAGTTTCAGCCGGAATGTTGTCTTTAAGTTGTTTTATGGAGGGAAATAAATCTTCAGGTCTTCCCTTGTATCCTTGGGCTTGCAAAAGCAAGTATGTCCTCTGATCTTCTCTCCACCCAATTGGACGCTTTCTAAAGTAATTAGCCCACTTTATAAGTTCTTCTTGGGGCATTTCCTGCATTATCTTGTAAACAGGCATACCTAGCGAATAAGCAATATCGTATATAGTCTCTTCGGATTGAGTTAGTTTCCCTCAACGCCCCCGAGACCTGATACACGCATAACATGTGTAGAAAGTTCTGAAAGTTCGCCTAGCGGAAAAGAAGAAAAGTCCTCTTCAGACAGATCTTCTGCGCCCACTACAGCAATTTTAATAATATCACAAAGGAGTTTCAATTGAGCGTCTTCCGCCTTAGATTTTTCAGCCTTCTGAATAATCTTCTGCATGTCCATGATTTGGCCAACAGTCAATTTACGCACTTCAACTTCGTCGCCCATAAATGGGACTTTTTCTGTCATTGATTTATTTACGAGATGTTTCATATCTTATCCTAACTTATCTTTATCATTAAATAGCTCTGCGTTTTCTACTTGGAAATCGTCTAACATCTTACGTACTGTATGTAGTACAGAAAGAGTTTCCATGATTTCTTTTCCAGCTCGGCTATCATTATCAAAGTCTTTGAATCTCTCAAAGCTTTTTCGAATACTAATATCAACACTCCTACGCATGTGTCGGAACGTTGTACGCATAACAAACGATTTACTAAATGGTTTATCCATAATTACTCCTTAAAAAAGGGAGCCCCCGGAGGAGCCCCCTAATTGTTTTAGGCAGCAGCCAAAGTCGCTGGACCGAAGAAATCTGACTGAGTAGACAGAGTAACGGTTGCAGTTGTGGAGTCTGTCAAAGCTGGGTTAACCAAGATAGCCTCAATTTTACCTTGGAAGTAGAATTCTGTGTTTTCTACAGCCAAAGTTGCAGCGGCTCCTTCATCAGGAGTAACTGCGGAAGCAGCCATCATGAAGCGGAAGATAACATTTTGACCAACAAGGGCGTGGATTGCTGTCATGTCTTCTGCAACATAGTTAACAGTAACTTCGAGGCTTGGCGCATCGGCCTGACCTTGAACCTGAGAAGATGTTTTCTGACCATAAACAGGTACGTTTACGATGTTTGCAGGTGTACCCACGGATGGGAACTCACGCACAGAAGGCATACGCACATGATCTGCGTCTGCTGTTCCTGGAGTTGTTCCTACAAACAGTGCTGCACACTCAGCTGCGGTATCAGTACCCGCTGGGATTGTGCCTTTAAAGAGGTCCAGGTATGTAAAGATACCTGCACCAAGTGATGAAATATGTGCCATTTTTATTCTCCGTATAGTGTAAATGGAATGAAATAAGATGCGCTGTAAAGCGAATTATTAGAAGGATCTAGCCCTTCTATTGTTAAGTATGATGTTCCAAGGCTTGTGCCGTTGGGCAGTGTTTTGTTTTGAAGTACAATGTCTAAAAGATCAGCAATTGCCATGAGTCGCCCCTGACCATCTCCTGCTTTTACAAACATTTTTACTGCAATTAGCCCCGTTGTCTTTTTCTTGTCATCATAGGCATAGTTGTTACTTGCGCTTGGCAGTACGTTCAAACGAACAAATTCTTGAACATCTGATCCTATGCTACCTTGGTAGTTCATAGGGAATGTAGGTATGCTGTTAGCATTCCAAACTGCCCCGCCAAAGACCCCCTCGATGTCAGCCAATACATTATCAAACATTACGACCTCTCCTTAACAAGTATTGCGGTTACTGTGAAACCATTATCAGAGTAATCTGCAATATTGTAGACATCGGTGCCTACAGTCAAAGTATCGTAAACCGATAAGTCTGGGCCGAATTTCATTAGTGCCGTAACCGTAAACCCATCGCCAGAAGGCTTTTGAGTTGACTGAATTATAACTTCTACAGAAGAAGTTGACACAGAAGAAACTACACCCCGATTAGCGAAATCGTAGCTAGAGACTTTGCGAGAGGAAAGTGTCCCAGTAACAACTAAATCTCCTACAGCTGTAAAAGCTTTATCTACAGCAGCACGAATTTTAGCGTTTAGTGACATTAATTTGCCCTCCACCATCCGGACCCTTGCCCGGTAGTGCCTCTGCGCATTAATGGCCTAAGTGGCCTCATGACTACAGAGGGTTTAATAGAGGTTCTTGTAACATCGCTATTACTATCTGTAAGGCTAATGGAGCCTACGGAGATACTCTCGAAAGTTTGAGTAGTACCTGCCAGTAGGTCTTCATTATTTACAAGATGTAATGCTTGTTCATAGACAGCGGTTTTAACACGACTTGGGATTTCGTTTTGTGCTATTGTAACTTGAAGACCTAAACGATCATCAATGTAAATAGCATTTTTACGAGGCCAAGCTAAAGCCTGAGAGGAACTAACAGCAGACCCAATCCAAGCATGGTCATCTACTAACTGAGTAGCAGTAACCAAAGCTTGCTCTTTGAT